ATTTATTTTACTATAAATTTACAATTTTTGTTATATACTTAAAATTATGCCATTAACTCAATTAAGTTTTCAAGCTGGAATAGACACTGAAAATACCCCTACTGGTGCAGAAGGTAAATGGATTGACTGTGATAAAGTAAGATTTCGTAAAGGTCTTCCTCAAAAAATAGGTGGTTGGATTAAATTTAGTCAATCTTATTATGTTGGAGTAGGAAGAGCTTTAGAACAATGGTATGCTTTAACTGGAACACGTTTTGAAGCTTTAGGAACTGATCGTAAAGTTTATGTTTTTACAGCAGGAACTAACCAAGATATTACTCCTATAAGAGAAACAGCTACTCTTGTTAATGCTATTACTACTACAAATACGAGTGCAAATTTAACTATTTCAGATAGTACACATGGAGCTAGTGTAGGTGACTTTGTAACTTTAAGTAATGTAAGTGCAAATGTAGGTGGAATTACATCAACCGCTCTTGATGCTGAATATGAAATTTTAACTATAACAAATGTTGATGCTTATACTATTTTAAGTAGTGCAACTGCAACTTCAACAGTAGGACCTACCGCAAACTGTACTGTTAATTATCAATTAAATATTGGACCTAGTCTTCAAACTTTTGGATATGGTTGGGGATCAGGAACATGGAGTGCTAGTACTTGGGGAACAGCTAGAACAACATCTAATGTAACTCTTGATGCAAGGTTATGGTCTATAAATAATTGGGGAGAAGATTTAGTTATTACTCAAAAAGATGGTGGAACTTATGAATGGGATACTTCAGGAGGAATGAGTGATAATAGAGCTACTGTAATTGCTAATGCTCCTACTACTTCTACTTTATCAATTATATCAACAGAAACTAGACACGTTATATGTATGGGTACAGAAACAACTATAAGTACACCTGCAACACAAGATAAAATGTTTATACGTTGGTCTGATCAAGAAAATTATAATTATTGGACACCTAATGTAACTAACTCTGCAGGTTCACAAAGAATAGCAGGTGGAAGTCAGATACGTTGTGCAAGACCTGCTAAAGGAACTATATTAGTATGGACTGATACTACTATGCAATCAATGTCTTTTATTGGTCCTCCTTTTATATTTGGTTTTAGACAGTTAGGTAATGATTGTGGAGCTGTTGGATTAAATTCTGCAATAGTAATAGATGACATAGCTTATTGGATGGCAGATGGACAATTCTTTAGATATGCCGGATCAGTTCAAGAGATACCTTGTCCTATATTAAATCATGTATTTGAAAATATTAATAAAACTCAATATGTTCAAGTCTATGCTGCACAAAACTCTAACTTCTCAGAAGTGATATGGTATTATTGTTCAAGTACCGCTGATCAATGTGATCGTTATGTTATATATAACTATTTAGAAAATTCTTGGTATTTTGGAACTATGGATAGAACTACTTATCAAGACAATGGAGTTGAATTTAATCCTTTAGCTACAGAATATTTTTCTACTTCTAATGCAAATACTATAACTACTATTAATGGAGTAACTCAAGGAAGAAGTATAATCTATTCTCAAGAATCAGGAGTAAATGCTGATGGAGCAGCTTTGACTTCTTATATTCAATCAGGTGATGGAGATATTGCTGATGGTGAAACTTTTAGCTTTATTAATAAAGTTATACCTGATTTTCAAAATCAAACAGGTAATGCTATTATTACATTAAGTGTTAAAGACTATCCTAATGATACAGCTACTGTAGGAGAAACTTTGACCGTTAGCAACACAACTGGGTATCTTAATACTCGTATTCGTGGTAGACAATCTAATATAAAAATCCAAAATAATGATATTGATGATAATTGGAGATTTGGTACAATAAGAGTAAACATAAAACAAGATGGAAAAAGATAAATATACTATAAGACGAGCTAAAATATCTGATGCTGTTCGTATAAGAGAACTACTGAAAACGTGGCTTACGGAGGCCCCTTTTAACTTTGGAAACACTAATAATACTAAAGCTTTAGACAATATAGTATTTTACATTAGAAATAGTTTTGTTATAGTAGTAGAATATGAAAATATTATTGTGGGAACATTAGCTGCAAATATTGATGAAACATGGTATAGTGATAAAAAGTTTATGAGAACTTTGTGGTTGCACGTGAATCCTAAATATAGAAATTTTAGGATCTTTCGTTCTATAATGATAGTTTTCAAAGAGTACGCATTAGCTAATAAAGTAACTGCTATATGTGAAATTTTTCAAGGCAAAGATATTGGAAGAAAAGATTTAGCTTTTAATAAATTAGGATTTAAAGTTATCGGAGGAACTTATATAATTAATGGGTAGTATTTTTAAACCAAGCACAACAGTAGTACAGGCACCACAGCAGTCATCAACTAGCTATGACATTCCTGAATACTTTAAAGAAATTCAAGAACGAACTTTAAGAACTGGTGAAAATGTTTTTTCTCAACCGTATAAAGCTTATCAAGGTCAACGTATAGCTCCACTTGATCCTTATGAAGTGCAAGCAGGAAATGTATATCAAAATCAAATTTTACCTCAATCAGGACAACTTGCTGCAATAGGTAATCAAACTTATGATACTGCAACAGCAGCAACTTATGCAAATCCTTATCAGGATCAAGTTATTAAAGGAGCTTTAGGAGATTTAGGAGAAGCTTATGGTCAAACTCAAAAAGGAATGACTGCACAAGCAATTGGTGCTGGAGCTTTTGGTGGAGAAAGACAAGGTATTGAAAACGTATTGGGAAGAGAAAGATATTTAGATACAGTAGGAGATACATCAGCAAGATTAAGACAAGCTGGTTTTGAATCAGGTTCTAATAGATTTGCTCAAGATAGAGCAGCCCAATTACAATCTGCTCAAAGTCAAATTGGTGCTTTAGGACAATCAGCTGCAGGACTTGCTGGCTTTGGAACTCAAGCCCGTGGTATAGAACAAGCTGGACTTGCAGAAGGATATCGTGACTTTATAGAAGAAAGAGAATATGCAGGTGGACAAGTTAAACAAATGGTTGGAGCTTTATCAGGTGCTCCTATAAGAAGTTATGGAGAAGAAAGATCAGGATCAGTTGGCACACCAGTATCAGGTCCAAGTATGTTTGGTCAAGTAGCTGGTGCAGCTATGACTGGAATGGCATTATCTGATATGAGATTAAAAGAAGATATTAATTTAGTTGGTAAATCTCCATCAGGAATTAATATTTACACATTTAGATATAAAGGTGAAGATAAAAAATATCAAGGTGTTATGGCTCATCAAGTTCCTGAAGCTTCTTTTGTTAATGATGATGGTTATCTAATGGTAGACTATAATAAACTTGATGTAGAGTTTAAGGAGGTATAATGGCTTTAGAAAAAATTAAAGAAGATGAATATTCTGATGAAAATTTTGTAGGTAACGAAGCTGAAAGTGCTTATGTAGGAGATAATGCAAAAATAGGTGATGCTTTTGAAGCAACTTCTTTAGATAGTTTTCAAGTTGAAGATGCACAAAATGAAAGATTAGCAGGTGAAGCTGTTAATCTTAGAAAAGAAAATGAAGCTCTTAAAATTAAACTAGGGGCTGGTTTACCCGATCCAACTAAAAAATTAATAGATATAAAAACAGGTTCTTTAGGTGAATTTACTTCTAGTGTAGGTAAATCATTCATGAATATAGCTAAAGAAATTCCTAATAAAATAGATGAGATTGCTAAAGATCCAGAAAAGAAAAAGAATTTTATGAGAGGTCTAGAAATCATTGAAGCTTCTTCTGGTATTAAACCCATAGGTCAAGCTAAGTCTCCTTTAGGTATGATTTCAAGTGGATTACTTAAAGCTGAAAAAGGATTCATTGCCACTGATATTGCTATGGAAAAAGCTAAGAAACGAGAACGTAGAAGATATAAGAGTCCCGGAGAAGAATTACTTATAAATAGTATGACAGATTATAGAAAAAGACAACAATTTAAAAAAGATATGGATAAATCTGTAAACGATAGATTTAATATAGTAAGAAAAGTTGCCATAGAAGGTAACGAACTTCCTACTGGAGTTCTTAATTCAACATTTAGAAATTTAAAAGCAATACTAGTAGAAATAGGTTTAGGAGATAAATATGATGCTTTAGCTAAAACAATAGGTAGTGAAGATTATGTTAAAGAGAATGGAAACAAAATGGCAGTAGATGAACAAGTTATATTTAATGATTTATTTCAAGCTGCAACTTTTGAACAAGTAGTTCAAGATGTTAAAAAACTATATCCTGTATCTAATAAAGATATTGATACTTTATTAAAAACTAAAGGAGATATTGGCTCAAGACCTGAGGCTTTAAGAAAACTTGTTGCAGCACAAATGGCAGCTAATGATATTGCTATGGCAAGTGAAGATTATGCCTATAAATATTTTGAACTAGGTGATCAACAATTTGAAAAAAAATCTATTCGAATGTCTGAAAAATTAATTGCTGAAAAATTAAGAAAAGAAGGTAAGGTAACAGATACTACTTTAGAACAACTATTTGGAAGTGCTAAAGATGTAACAGATGCTGGTTATATTACAGCTCATTATTATCAACAGTTATTAGCTCAAAAAGGTAGTGGAGCAGGTGAGCCATTTAACATTTTTGTAACAGCTGAAAAAGAAAAAGAAGCTGAAAAAGAAAACATTAAGAAAAAATACCAATAATGAAATGATATGGTTGAAAACGAAAAAATTATTAATGAAGAAAATAAACTTCCAGAAAACATTTTATCTGAATCAGATACTATAGAAGTAGAAAAAAATAATCAAGATACAGCTAAAGATGATTCAGTTTTTGAATCTTTTAAAGATGCAATGACAATGACAAGTCCTGCAGGATTAAAAGAATTTTTAAAACTTAATAAAGGAAAAGATAAACCTGAAAATATAACTACAGAAACAAAAGTAGAAAAACCTGAAAAAGTTAAAACTAATTTTGATAGTTTTAATGAAGAACAGAAAAAAGATTTTAATAGATTATTAGAATTAGGTGAAAAACCCGAAGATGCTAAAAAAATAATTTTAGGTGAAGAAGTAGAAATTAAAAAAATAGATTTTGAAGGTAAATCTGAATACGAAGTTGACAAACAAATTTTAGCTAATGACGGAATAGATTTAGATTTAATTAAAAAAGCTAAACCAGAAGCTATAAAAATATCAGAAGAAATATTTGTTGATAGTGCTGGTATAGAAACTAAAGGTGGTTTTATACCTGCTAAAACATTATACGAATTAAATGGATATAAAGCTGATAAAGAAAATGAAATAACAGGTGATATAAGATTTAATTTAGGCTTTGGTCTAGATGGAGCACAATTTAAAGAAAATAATATTAAGAACATGCTTATCAAAAGAATCACTGAATCAGGTAAATATGATAAAGAAGTTCTTGCTAATTATTTAGATAAGATAGAAGTTAAATCTGTTAATTTAAATTATAAAGGCAACAAATCTAAAAAAGGATTAGTTTATAGAATACCAAAAGAATTAGGTGGAACTAATATGTTTTCTGCTGTTGATTCTCCTAAAATATCTTCATCAGATTTAAGTGATGCTGTAGCTGATTCAGGTCCTATTGTTGCATCAATAATAGGTGGTACTTTTGGAAGTGCCTTAGGTCCTTTAGGTACTGTTGCAGGTTCTGCTGTTTCTGCTGGATTTACCGAGTACGCAAGATTAACTTATGGTTACCATAAGTTAGGTTTACAAAACGATTTATATACTCCTGAAGAATTTAATAAAATTGCTTTAGATATGTCTATAAAATATGCAGCTATTGATGCTGCAGCAACAGGATTATTTTTAACAGGAGCTAAATTAATTTTACCAACTATTTTAAATAAAAATCAATTAAGTACTAACACTATTAAACAATTTATAGAAACACAAGGAAAGACTAACACTGGTATATTTAAAGAAGTAAATAAAGTTAAAGATCAAATGAAAAAAGACTTTAATTTTACACAAGCAGAAGTAGATAATTATTTTGCAGTATCCGTTGGTAAAGCTATTTTAAACTCGGATCAATTAATTAAAAAAGGAAGTGCTGCACAACGAGCTTTATTATCTGACGAAGTTACAAAATTAGAAACTAAAGCTGAATTTAAAGCTATTGAAGATAAAATTATTAAGCAGACAACTAAAGTATCAGAGATTGGTAACAAGGAAGCCGATAAAGTTATTGCTAATATCCAAAAACAAATAACAGGACAAGCTGAAGTAGGAATAAAACAAGCAGAGTTAGCTTTAATAAAAAACTCTCAAGGATTAGTTAAATTAGAAAAATCTTTTGTAGATGATGCAGCAACAAGATATTTAGATGAGTTTGGTGTAACTTTAGATGATACTTATAAAATACTTGAAGCTCGTATATCAACTTTAAATAAAAATATTGAAACTGGAGTAATGAAAAATAAAACTCCTATTAAATTTAATGTTTCAAATGCTATTAAAATTATAGAAAATGATCTTAAAAGATTTACATTTAAAAAAGGTTTATTTCCTACTAAAATAAAAACTATTGGTAAAAAAACTTCTCCTGAAGATGCTGCTAAAATAAAAGATAATAATACACTATTTAAATTATCTCAATTATTTAATGAAGCTGGTTTTCAAAAAACAGGTAATCTATTAAAAGATGTTAAAGAAGGTTTTAAAGTATTACAAAAAAAACAAAATCTAACTTTAAAAGATGTTATAACTTTAAAAAATGCAGTTAATCTTTTAATTGAAACTACAGAGAACGCAACATCAATAGGTGCTTTCAAACAATTAAGTAAAAGTATTAATGCTAATATTAGTAAAGCAATAGTTGATTCAGGTGATACTGTATTAGCTAAAGAATTTGCTGAACAACTTGAATTACAAAATTTAAAAAGATCAACTTTCTTTAAAAACTTTGCTGACGATTTTGGAAGCAGTACTACTAAAGAAGGAATGGAAAATTTAAAATATAGTAATGAAAAATTATTCAATAGAATTATAAATGATTCTGATGCAGCAAGAGTAGAAGCTATGGCTTTTGGCGATTTAATAAAAAAAAAATTAGTTCCAGCTGCTACTGTTGAAAAAATTCAACAAGCTTTATATAGAAATTATTTTAATAAAGTTATTCCAGGTGCTGAAAATGTAGCTGAAATGACACATAAAGAATTTTTTAAAAAGTTTGGTAAAAACTATG